CTGGGCTATAATGGCAGCAAGTTGAGCGGCTCCCATTGCTCCTACAAGTGCAGCTAACACAAGATTTGGCAATGCTTTTGTTACTGCCAATGCAGTAGCAGCAATGGTTTGAGTAATATCCATTGTTTTCTGAAACCGGGCTTGCCTTGTTTGTAAATCGGCTTTTTTCTTTTCAAGCTCAGCATTTCTTGCAGATGTTTGTTCTTCTGCCACGCGCTTACGGGCTTCTGCTTCCTCTTTTGTGATAATATCCTTTTCCGCCAAAGCTTCAATTTCTTCAACCTGCTTATCGTAAGCCTCTTGATTTGCATCAATCTCCGCTTCTACATTCTGTATTCTACGCTCGAAAATCGCAGAGCCTATTTTGCCTATTGCCTCTGATACCTCTTGAACTAATTTCTTTTTCGCTTCTTCTACCTTTTGCCTTTCTTTTAGTTCCCTTTCGGCATCTGCATTTATCTTATCAGTGGTAGTCTTTGATAATTGGACTCTTAATTGAGCTATTTTCTTTTCCATTTCCAATCGCTCATCTCCAGAAAACAGATACAAGCTGCTCTCAAGTAAATCAATTTCCTTTTGCAAAGCCTGTGTAGCATATTGATATTGCAAATCCGCTTTTTTCTTCTCGTAGGCTTCTTTCTTGATTAGACCTTTAGAATATTGCTGTTCAAGCATGGACAATTCCTTGTTTAGGGAAATTTGCTGTTCTGATGATTCCAATTCGTCTTGGGATTGCTGACGAGATAGTTGTGCTTTGCCAAACTCCAAATAGGCATCTTCAATAAGTTTTAAATACTTATTCTCCACAGTCAATTTATCAGCTCCAGACTTCTCAGCCTCTTTTAATTCAGCTTTTTTCTGGAGTTCAAGAATGTCCAAACGTGCATCAAGTTCTTGCAAACTTCCTTTTTGGGCATAGGAAATTCGATTTTGGGCATCAATCATTGCCCGTTTGGATTCATATTCTTCCCTAAAATCGGCCAAATCTTTTTCTCTTTCAGCCTCTATCGCGGCAATCTGTTCATTTACACGAACTCCTTTTGTCTTTACATCGTCTATTCTTTTTTGATACTGGGCATTACGAGTTGCCTTTTCTTTTTCAAAACCTTCATCCATTAACTTTATTCGGGCTTCTTGAATCGTTCGTTCTGCCTCCATTTCAAGCTTCATTCTCCGTGCGCGTTTCGCCTTCTCCTCTTCTCCTTTTGCTTTCTCTTTGTTTGAGTATTTATCAATTCCAGCATCTTCAAGTGTTTTATTTTCTTCCTTTAACGCCTCTGACATTGCATTTACGTAGATATCAGCTGCCGTTTTGGCCGATTTAGCTTGCTCCATTATACCTTCTGCTGCTTTTTCCGCATTGGCTTTTGCTGTTGTTGTTGTATCGTTGTAAAGAACCATTTGCGCATTTAACGCAGACATAGATGAAGTTGTTGGAATGATTGTTTTATTAGGATTAATTTTGTCCAACCAAGTTGGATTGTTTTTTCGTATTTCCGCTTTCGCTTCTAACTCTAATGCTTCTGCATATTTTTCAGCCGCCAATTTTGAAGCAGCCGCATATTTTGCCCTTTGCTTGAGAGCCTCCAAAAAATCGTCCGTATGGGTAACTAAAAAATTCTCTGCCTCATTCACATTGGTAATAGAGACATCTAATTTTTTAAACTCAGATTCATTGTCAATGATAAATTGTTTTTTCTTGTCAAGATCATCTCCTAAACGATTCCATTCTTCTTGCAGCGTCCT